GTACTGTCGGTGAGAAAGGGGCTGACGGTCTTAACGGCAAAGACGGTACTGTCGGTGAGAAAGGGGCTGACGGTCTTAACGGCAAAGACGGTACTGTCGGTGAAGATGGCAGGGATGGTAGAGACGGAACCATCGGTAAGGATGCAACGGAAGTCACACCCCTATTCTTCCTCGCCGCAGACCGCCGGTACCCGATGGGTACTTGGTCTATGTACCGTGGGGGTATGGTACGAGCGTTAAGAGACACCGACCCGATCGGCGATGCTGGAGAATTGGAGAAAACAGGTTGGAGTGTTGTATGGAACGGTATCGATGAAATTGCTATCGAGCAAGGAGAAGACCCACGCGAGATCGGTTTGGCGGTGAAGACCACTGACGGTAAGGTAGCGTTGAAGACAATCAGAATACCGATGGTCCTGGACAAAGGGGTGTACCGAGCAACTACGGTCTACGAGAAGGGAGATTCCGTTACGTGGGATGGCAGCACTTGGATCGCGCTAGTAGATCATCCAGAAGATAAACCGGGGGTCACGATGGGGCAATGGCGCATGTCTACGCGCAAAGGTACGAATGGGAAAGATGGGGTGCCTGGAGACCGCGGGGAACAAGGATTGCCTGGAAAGAACGGGCGTGATTACAATTGAACTAGTAGCCGTCAAAGAGGTACATTCGAGTACCGGAGTTATCCGTCCGGGTGTACTTTTTTCTGCCAATGAAACTCAAGCAAAATACTACCTGACCAGTGGTCAGGCGGTGCGTCCCCCCGCCCCTGAAACCCCGAAATGGTCCGGTTTACTCTGGCGAGGTTGTGAAGTAGTTATTTTGGCTAGTGGAGAAAGTCTTTCAACAGAACAATGCGAGCAGGTGTATGTCTGGCGTGGTGCGGATACGGCGAATCGTAAAGTCGTCGCGATTAACACCACATTTAGACGTGCGCCTTGGGCGGATGTGATTTACGCATGCGATTCACCTTGGTGGGATAAGTACATAGGTGAAGTACGGTTGAGTTGTTCTGGCAGTATGTGGACGCAAGACGAAGTAGCGTTTGCTAGATACGGTATACATCGTATACGATCTCGTAAGTGCGAGGGCTTGTCCACCCAACCTGGGATAATCCACCAAGGCGAAAATAGTGGCTACCAGTGCATAGGTTTAGCTCAACAAGCCGGTGCTAAGAAGATCTACCTGCTTGGTTTCGATATGCGTGGCGGGCATTGGCACGGTGATCACCCAGGTGGTCTGAAGAAACAGAACCAATACGACAGATGGCTTTCTAAATTCCCAGCCTTAGCAACTGGCTGTTCGAAAGCTGGTGTCGCTGTGATTAACTGCACGCCCGACAGTGCGTTAACAGTTTTCCCCTACGTTCCATGGACAGAGGCATTCACGCTATGATCGTTATGTGTCAGATCCGCCAGGAACCCGGCTACCGCCGCGAAGCTTTCCTTAGGGGGTTGAAAGCAGTAGGGTACCGATTAGTACCCACTGGTAGACCTACAGATAAACGCGATCTATTGGTCATCTGGAACCGCTACGGTGGGCAAGGTGTGATGGCGGATACATGGGAACGAGAAGGGGGGACTGTACTCGTTTGCGAGAACGGCTATGTAGGTAAAGACGACAATGGCAGGCAGTTCTACGCTATCTCGGCGAACGGTCATAACGGTTCCGGTTGGTGGCCTGAAGGCACCGAAGACAGATTTGCAACTTTAGGCATAGAGGTAAAACCTTGGACGGTCACGGAAGAGGGCCACTATCTAGTGTGTGGTCAACGGGGGATAGGTACGCCGCTCATGGCGAGTCCGAATGCCTGGGAACGGCACATGGTTGCCCGCATACGTAGGGTCAAACCAGACGCCCGTACACTGGTTCGTCTGCACCCCGGCAACGCCCCTGCCAAGACGCATTTGGAGGATGATTTAAAAGGGGCATACGCATGTGTCATCTGGAGCTCTAGTAGCGGTGTTAAAGCCTTGGTGAACGGGGTACCTGTTTACTACGATGCTCCACACTGGATATGTGGCGGAGGCGCTACACCTGCTTCTAAGATAGGCGGTTTTGCCCTAGTTGATGATGGTGCCCGCATGCAAGCCCTCAGAAGAATGGCGTGGGCTCAATGGTCAGTAGCAGAAATCGAACAAGGTGAACCTTTTAGGCGGTTCCAGGACCTACTAGAGTGCAGATTATGATCACAGCTTACCCGGTCAGCGGCAAGCGTAAATCTTACGACCTATGCGAGGCTTTTGTGCGCGGCTGTAGTGGGGCTATCGCCACTGCTGCGGTTGAACTACGTCCCGGAGCTGCGTTCTTCTACGGGGTAGACCAGAGTAACCTACACTTATGGAGACAAGTTAAAGTCGAGAGGCGTGAGTTCTACTACTGTGATAACTCGTATTTCGACACTACTCGCCAAGAATATTTTCGTGTTACACGTGGCCGACTTCAGCACAGTGGGTTTGGCAGCTCTAGCGGACTGCGTTTCAACCTGCTAGGTGTACCGATACGTCCTTGGCAACACAACCTAGGAGGCCATGTTCTAGTATGCCCCCAAAGCGATTCTTTCATGCGAGATGTCGTTGGTTTCGTCGGGGACTGGCCCGCTGAAACTATTGCGGCTTTACGCTCACTTACGAATCAAGAGGTACGTGTACGGGCGTGGCAGCGAGATAAAGGTGCGCTTGCGGCTACTCTGCAGCGAGACCTAGAAGGAGCGTCTGTTCTGGTAACTTGGTCTTCGGCTGCGGCGGTTACCTCAGTGCTCCAAGGTATTCCAGTAGTAGTGAGTGCTACTTGCGCCGCTGCTCCGATGTCTAGTCACTTATTCAGATTAAGAGAACCCTTACTACCGGCAACTCGGGTTAATTGGGCTGGTCTATTGGCGGATAATCAATGGGCCATTGACGAGATGGCTAATGGTACTGCTTGGAGAATGCTAAGTGATGCCTAGTGCTAAAGATGCCAGGAAACTAACCCATGGATGGTTTGTAACACCTGACCGTCCTGGGGATCGTACACTCGAACAGCAGTTAGAGGGGCTAGGGTCACTGACGGCTAGTGTTAGTGGTAAGACGATTTTAGACGTTGGCTGTGCTGAAGGACTCATCGGCCATGAGCTCGCCCGGCGCGGTGCTCTCCTAGTACACGGTCTCGATTTCGTAGAAACAGCAGTGCTCACAGCCCGAGAATTAGCCGGGGATTTGCCTTGTGATTTCTTCCATGAAGATGCAAACGAATACGAGCCGAAACTACAATACGATATTGTTCTGCTACTAGCAGTGCTGCATAAGCTGAAGAATCCTACTGAAGCCTGTACCAGATTGGCTAGTGCTGCTAGAGAACTGTGTGTGATCCGCATGGGTCTTACTGGCCGAGAAACTATAGTTGATGGCCGGTCTGAGTACAACCCTCACTACATCGGTAAGGCTATGCGACGTATGGGTTTCGAGATGACTGAAATGACGGAAGGCCCATTAGCTGAAGAGACTTGGTATTACCGGAGAAAATGACATGGGGATCGGAGACGAGGTCATGGTTACGGCGCATGCTCATACGTTAGCCCAGAGTAGCAGGCGACCCGTTATCGTCGTAGACCGTTTCGGCAGGCCACGAACCCACGAACTCTGGCTTCGTAACCCGAACATAACCTCGGTTGTTCGAAATAGAAGTGTACGGCTCCTCAACGCACCTGGGTTCAGACCCTACATTGCTGGCAAGAATAACCTAAGGTGGCAATGGAATACAGGGACTACTCGTAAGCCGGGGGAGCTATTTTTTGATCTAGTAGAGAAAGAATTTGCTGAACTCCACCGAGGATCGGTGGTTATCGAGCCGCATACCAAGGTCCGAAATTCCAACAAAGCGTGGTCGTGGAGTCGATGGGTGGAAGTAGCCTTGGCTTTGAGTGGGAGTGGCTACAGATTGCGCCAGCTAGGGCTGGCAGGGACGCAAACGTTGCCCGGAGTTGAACTCATTCAGACAAACGTGCGCCAAGCCTGTGCTGTGCTGTCTACGGCTAAGCTATTTATCGGCACGGAAGGAGGGTTGCACCATGTTTGTGCGGCGGTCGGTACCCCTGCCGTAATTCTATGGAGCGAGTTCATATCTCCTGAAGTAACTGGCTACTCGAGTCAACGAAATATCAGACATGCCGGTACTCCTTGCGGGGCGAGATTGTCGTGTACCGGCTGCTACGATTCAATGCAACGTATTACTGTCGATGAAGTGCTAACAGCTATAAAGGAAAACCTATGATCCAGCACCAAGGCATTTGGCTCCCAGATGGGGAAACGCATTTGACTAGTTGGATGAGCACGAGTGGTGAAATTGTAGACGGTAAAGGTACCTACCAGATCAAGAAACTACGTGCGGCTATTTCCCACTGCAAAAATTTCCGTACTGCTCTCGATGTAGGGGCGCACTGCGGCATGTGGTCTATGCAGTTGCAGAAGAAGTTCCAGCATGTACACGCTTTCGAACCTGTAGCCGCACACCGAGAATGTTTTTTGCGTAATGTTCCTAACGCAGAAGTAGATGCAATGCAGTCCGTAACTCTGCACCCTTTCGCCCTAGGCGCGCATGAAGGGCGAGTTTCCATACTTACTGAGCCCACCAGCTCTGGCGATTCGCGTGTAGGTGGTATCGGGGATATACCTATGGTTACATTGGATTCACTGAACCTGCAAGACATAGACTTTATCAAGATAGACTGTGAAGGCTATGAACTCTACGTATTGAACGGTGCTGTGGACCTGATACACCGTTGGCACCCTGTCATCATCGTTGAGCAGAAACCAAAACACGCACAGGTCTACGGGCTACGCGAAACACAGGCGGTGGAGTGGTTGGGAGAACGCGGGTATAGGTTGGCTCGTGAAATGGCTGGTGATTTCATTATGGTACCAGAGTGATTACTGTAGCTTGTGTTAACTATGGCAATTATCTCAGCCACGGCGATGAGTACGTGGACAACTTGCGCGCAATGGTGGCGCGGACTATGCCTCGGGGCCAGACGTATACGTTTCGGTGCTTGAAAGATGTAGGGCCGTGGGGTAGCTGGTGGTCGAAGATTGAGCTGTTTCGACCCGGCATGTTCCCGCCGGGTAGGGTGCTGTACCTAGATTTAGACAGTGTGATTACAGGCCCGTTGGCACCAGTACTCGAGAATACCGGGACTATCTACCTAAGAGACTGGGGTTGGAAAACAGATACTTTGTGTTCTTCGGTTATGGTTTGGGATACAGGCGTACATGAAAACATATTCAACCGATTTGATTCATCGGTGCCTACCGAACTGCGTGGGGATCAAGATTGGATCACAAAACTCGGTGGGTGGAATAGACTACCGCCGCACCTGTGTCGTTCCTACCGCTACCATGCTGTGAACGGCCCGCCATCAGGTTGTTCGGTGGTGAATTTTCATGGGCTCCCTAAGCCACACCAGCTTGTCTCTGGGTGGGTGCCGCAGGTATGGAGGGGTCGTGAATAGATTACCTATCTACATCGGCTACGATAAACGAGAAGAACAAGCTGTACGGGTAGCCGTTACTACTGCGGGGAGCTATGGCTGTCCAGTGACTCTTCTGGCAGAAGATCGCCTACGGGCTAGTGGCATGCTGACGCGCACTACAGACCGTAGAAATGGTATTTGGGATTTCAATTCTTCTGCTCCGCAATCTACGGAGTTTGCCATAACTCGTTTCTTTGTACCGCTACTGGCGCACAGTGGCTGGTGTTTATTTGTAGACTGCGATGTTGTATTTTTGGAGGACCCTAACGAACTGATGCACGTAGCTGATCCACGTTACGCGGTGCAGGTTGTGAAACACGACATAGTAGACCATGACCAGTTCAAGATGGATGGGCAGGTACAAACGAACTACCATCGTAAACTTTGGTCCTCAGTTATGCTCATCAACACAGATCACAAAGCGAACCGTCGCATCAATCTCAGTATGCTCAATTCGTGGCCCGGCCGTGACTTGCATGCTTTTAATTGGCTCAACGACGAAGAGATAGGTAATTTACCGCCAGAAGCTAATTGGCTTGTGAACTTGCAAAGTAAACCTGAGCGGCCTATAATTGCGCACTACACTAAAGGCGGACCTTGGTGTGACGGTTGGCAAGAACAACCTCACGATGATCTGTGGTTAGCTTATGCGAGTGAACCATGATTCTTCCTTCTTGGTATACTGAGGACTTAGCTCGTCGCAGCCTCAGAGTGCTAACAGTAGACCCAACAGAACAGGTTACGCTTGTCGAAGCCAGACTGCACTTGCGCTTGGACACCTACGGCAGCCCGGAGTACCATCCGGATGACGGTTTGATCTCGGACATCTACCTGCCTGCGGCTCGCGAGTACTGCGAGATGATCAGTGGGTATGCTTTGACGTCGCAATACTACGCGTATACGTTGAACAATTTCCCGTACTATTCACAACGTGTCGAAATACCCATAGACCCGGTGACTGCGGTTCATTCTATAGCGTATTTAGACTCAAACGGGGATACGATTGTCATGGACCCGGCTACCTACAAAATAGATAACTACTCTCGGCCCGGCTACATAGTCCCTGCCTATAGTGTAGTGTGGCCGACGGTCGCGCTAGGCACACCTAATGCTATCACTATCACATTGGAAGCAGGCTACGATACAGTGGCGAATAGCCCCGGCGCGTTTCCCATGCCCAAGAAATACAAGACAGCTATGCTTCTCATGTTGACTCATTACTACGAAAACCGCTCTGAAGTAGACGCCGTAAACTTGAAAGAATTGCCGATGGGTGTGAAAACTCTGATTATGCCTGATTCTTTCCGCCGTGGTTTTGCGTGAACGTAGGCCAACTCGACAAGCGTCTGACCATACAAGCGCCAGTACTCGCGCAGGATCAGACAACCGGAGAAATGGTGAACACGTGGTCGACCATTGCAGTAGTCTGGGCAGGCATCGACCCTGTACGTGGCAAAGAGCGCCTTATGGGGGACCAAGTTATTGGAGAAATGGATACGCGCATTAAGATCCGCTGGAGTGAATTGACGAACCGTTTGACTACTGCTCATCGTGGTCTATACCAAGGGGCTGTCTACAATTTTGTTAGCCTATCCCAGAAGAATCTAGGCAAACGCGAAGTAGAAATAATGGCTAAAAGCGGGGTTAACGATGGCCGGTAGCTTCACTGTTCGGATCGAGGGGTTGAAACCTTTGGGTGCTTCAATAGATGGTTTGAAGAAGAACCTTCGTAAAAAACTAATGAGGTCTGCTGTTGCTGCGGGCGCTGCGGTGGTAGTGCGCGCTGCGAAAGCTAACGCTCCGGTAGACACCGGGGCACTGAAGAAAAGCATAAGCAGCCGTCGCGATATTCTCGAAAGCAGACTTGATATAGAAACTAGGGCCGTAAGTGTGTTTCGCGAATACGCCAGCATTTCTGGGGCCGTAGGTAAGCCCAAGAAAGGTGATCGTAAGCTCGTAGAAGGACCTACGTTTTATTGGAAGTTCAACGAACTAGGTACTGTCCGACAGCAGGCACGCCCGTTCATAGAGCCTGCTCTTTCCGGGAACGTAGGACCGGTTACGCAGGCTATGAGAGAGAAACTAGTGGCAGGTATTCTTAAGTTCAAGACATGATAAGTGGCGTTATATTTTCTTCACTACGCACTCTTGTGGCGGACAAGGTGTTTCCGAACGAGTTCCCGCAAGAGCTAGTAGAGCCACCGAACCTAGGTCCGGAGAACGTGACGTCAGTTCGGTACCCAACATGGCCCGCTATACGGTATCAAATACTTAATTCAGACAATGCCCCTACAATCTGTGGGACAGACAATGAGGACACGG